CCAGTGTCATCAACGTTCAGGTTAGCGTTGAGTGCAGGGGTGTAGTCGAGAACACCAGCCATGGTCAGTGCTGAAGCAACGTCAGCAGAGCACAGGATGATGTTGCCCTTTCCGCGACGAGTTCTTTGTGCAATCGCGTTAGCGTCGCGCTCGATTTGGAACAGAAGACCCTTGAACTTCTCAACAGACCAACGACCGTTTGAATCGGTGTCAAGGTCAAATACACCAGGAGTAGCAACGTTCTGAACAGCACCCTGCTCAGCAACCTTGTAGATGGTTCTGATGACTTCGCGGTTGATTTCAGCAAGAATCTCAGTTGACAGAATGTTTGCCAACTCAGCTTCTGCATTCAGACCGTGAATTGCCTTAAGGTCCTGAGCAAGCTCAAGTGAGTACTCAGCCTTCAGTGCGCGTGACTTTGCAGTAACGGTGACTTTCTCGATTGAGAATGCCATCTGGTTGAATGCATCAGCACCCGAATCCAGGTTTTCTGCATCACCAGTTACCATTCCCTGACCTACGTTGTAGGCAATGGAAGAAGCAGATGAAACTGGGTTTAGAACGGAAGGATTGCTTCCTGTCTGGCTGGTTGTACCCATACCAGAAACAGGGTTGGTGAATCCTGCGCTCTCATCGAATCCAGCATCCTGACCTGAGAAGGTAGTATCTGCTTCGTTGAAGAATGATTCGGTGCCGCTCTGGTTGGTGTAACGTGAGCGCATTGCGAAGATGAGTCCAGTAGGACCGCTCATTGGTTGAACGCCAGCGAGGTCATAAGCGACCAGGTTAGGCATTGAACGACGGATCAGTGAGATCAGAACTGGATCGAAACCTGCAGTAGGACCACCAGGAGCTGAATCAGCACCGAAACCACCTGAACCACCAGCAGCGTTAGCTGAGTTGGTTGGAGTTTCAGTCAGGAATGAACCTGAGGATGAGAAAGCATTTTGCTCTCTGAGGAATTTTTCTTGGTTTTCTAACAGGACAGCGGTTACTGCTCTTCTGTGCGAATCTTTGATTGGATCAAGACCCTCATAGTTGAGGAGAGGTGCCCACTTTTCCTGCAGATGCTCTGACATGAACATTTGCGTTTACCTTTGTTGTGTGGATGTTTTGTTTGAATTATATTAAATTCAATTATTTGCTAAATCTTGAAAGAGTATTCAGATATGCAGACATTGTACCTGAGATTGACTCAGGAGCATTATCTACACCTTCTGAAAGAGATTCAGTTCTAGCTCTTGGAGTTGATGTTTTTGAAGGAAAATATGCTTCCTTCAATGTCTCCAGTTTTTCACGATATTCTTCTTCACTTTCAAACTCAACACTTTCGGCAAGTGAAGCGAGCTTGTCTTTCTGAGTAGCTGCGAGGCCCTCAGAAACCTGATCAAAGATTCCGTCAGCAACCGACTCTGCGAGACGCTTGTTTAGGGAAACATTCTTCTCAATTTGCTCGTTGAGTTTTGTCTCCATTTCATCAAGTTTTTCTACCATGCTCTCAAGCACATTGTATTTATCTTCAGGGATTGATACATAATGTTCTTCAAAAAGTCCTTTCAGACCGGTCATGAAGGATTCGGATAACTCCTCCTTCAGACCACCTTCAATTGCGAGTGCATTCTCTTGGAACCACTCATCGGCAACATACTCTAGATAAGAATCTACACGCTCGGAAAGAGCTTCTGAGATTTCTTGTACTTCTTCTACAAGACGCTCTTCGTATTGTGCTTCAAGAGATTCCTTAATTTGGTTTACTCTTGAGATAATAGCAGCTTCGAAAATTGTCTTTGCTTTTTCTTTAAACTCTTCGGAGAGTTCTTCGCCTTCAATAAGTGCATTAACATCTTCTTCGATGTTAAGTTCTTCTTCTACAACTTCCTCTTCACCTTCTTCGGTCTCTTCTTCACCTTCTTCTTCAGAAATTGCAGATTCAATCTCTTCAGTTTCTTCTTCTGAGATTAGATCTTCATCATCGAGTTCTTCTTCTTCTTTCATGCTCTTCATTGGATCAGCAGCAGAAGCACCCTTGTTTACAACATCCTTAACTTGCTTAAGGGTGGCGCCAGGGGTTTTCAGTTTTGCTGAATCATCATCTGACTTATAATTTTCTGGTGTAGGTCCTCCAAGATCTTCCCAAGAACCAGTTTGACCTGGAGTAACTCCAGAGAGGCTTGGCATTGGATCTGCTGCTTTTGCGTTAGAATTGACAGCAGTTTTGGATTGCTTAGTGCCTACTTCCATTTCTTGTAATTGTTTACCACGAGACATTTGAACTCTCCGATTTTCCTGTATGAAATCTATATTTATTTATAAATTAATAAATTACAACGAATTGATGAAATCGTTGAATAAGTTTATTTTATGCTCTTCTAATCTTTTTTGATCAATAAGAGTATTGATTCTTCTTTGAGTTTGCTCTGCAAGTTTCTCACGAAGAATACCACCATCCCAAATCCATTCTTTTCCTTCCATAATTCCAGAAACAAAAGCATCAGGAGCAGAAGGATCGGCAACGATATCAGCAGCAGTTGCTAGCATGAAATCTTCACCAACTTCATTAAAACCTTCTTTGGTTGGTCTTAATGAACCAATACCACGAGAAGAAACACCAAGGCAAACACCTTCTTTGAGAAGAGATTCTGCAATCTTACCCATTGGTGTAGATAAGATTTGTGCTTTACCGATAAAATTGTTTCCTTCTCTTTGAAGTTCTACAATTTTGTGAGAAACTCTATCAAGATTAACAGTAGGTCCATCTGGATGACCAAGTTCACCAAGAGCACGACCTTTTTGAACATACTGTTCATTATAACGATTTACTTCACGCTCCATTACAGGCATACGATACATTCTACCGTTTCTGTTTACCTGCTCTGCTTGCAGAAAAACTCCTTTGATGTAGAGATTTTTCTTACCGTTTGATTCTTCAGTAAGAACTTCTACTTTTTCGATTTCTTCTCTGATTAGTTTCATTTTTTTAGTTGGTAAGACCTACTTTTGCTGCTTTAATTGCGGGAGATGTCCAAATAACATCTGTTGAATACTTTTCTAAAAATTCAACACTATTTCCTGGCATACTAAAATATGATGTTGTTGCTGCTCCTACTATTGTTGAAACACCAACAGTCGCAACTCCAGCGGTATCATTATGCAATCTTACGCAAGTTGCATTTCCAATACTTGTTGCGGCTCCAGCAGACGCACCTGTACTCACTTCAGTTTCAATTATTTTTGTTCTTTGCATCTCTATTGTATAATACTTAATAGTTATTTATTTATTCTTCTTCTTCCGATTGCTCAGAAGAACTAAATTGATCTTCTCCAAATAAACCTGCTGATACTTCAGGTCTAAAAGAGTCAATTTTTTCTGATGATTTCGTAAAAAGAATATCTTTAATTTTATCGCTGATTTGTGAAGGAGATTCATCAGCAATAATCATATCCAGAAGTTCATCCATTGTTTTATTTCAAGTTATAATCTTTTGTATTTATATGGTGCCACCTTTGGGCATTTTCATTGGACCTGCATCAAGGTCCGCTGCATTTTTAGTTGCATCTACGTCTACAACAGATGCATCAACTTCAGGTTCATTAACCGGTTGACCTAAATCCGTAGTAGGTTGAGATTGATCTATCGGCAGTCCAGTATTTGGATCTACTGGAATACTTGGATCTGGAATGATACCTTTTTCAATCTCTTTTTTAATCAACTTATCTTCTTCAATAATTTCTTGATCAGTTTGTCTAAGAATCTTTCTTCTTAGATAATCTTGGGAGAAATACTTGCCAACATATGGTTCTGCAGTTTGAACCATTGATAATCTTTCATTAAGAAGTTCGGCTTCTTTGAGTTCTGCAAAATGGTTATCATAAAGGAAGTCATATTGAATATGCTCTTCCATGAGTTCCCAATCTTCGGGAGTAATAATATTTTTGAGAATTAGTTGAGTTTTCAGCATATCATTAAACATGTATGAGAATCTTTTTCTCAAGCGAGCAACAAATTTGCTGAATTTAACTTCATCACGAAGAATCTCTGAAGAACGACCGAGATTAAATCCACCTTCTCCATCCATTCTTGAAGGTGGAACATTCAGCGAACGATATAATTTTTTCTTAAAATATTCAATGTCTGTGATCTCTCCAAGGTTTTGTCCGCCGGGAAGTGTAGTGATTTCAGTTCCTCTACCACCTTCACGGCGAGGAAGCCAGAAATCTTCAAGCATACTCATGAACTTTTTATCGTCACGAATTTCGCCAGTGCTTGCATCATACACAAGTTTGTTACGATAACGCATCATAACATCACGAAGATATTGTTCTGCTTTTACCTTAGGAAGATTCCCAACATCAATGTAGAAAATTCTACGTTCTGGAGCACGAGATAATCTATAGATAACCAGAGAATCCTCAATCATTCTTAATTGATTAAGTGATTTAATTGCTTTATGAAGATATGAAAGTGTTGATCCTTTATTTCTATCTACAAGACCAGATGTGCAGTAAGTTACAGAATCTCTGGTCATTTTAATTCCACCAGTTCCACCTAAAGCAGATGGATTGTTAGTTGGATAATTCATCTTTGGATTATAGATGAAATATTCTTCAATTTTTGGAAACTCATAATCCATTGGATTATCGGAGTTTACATTTGCCAATCTAAAGTTATCTTTATTTTTTACTGTTTGTTGACGCACATAACGCATTTTCATTGCGTCAATATAACGAAGTTCTTGAATACCTTCGTGCGGATTCTTAAGATCAACTACTTTATGATAATAAAGTCGTCCGTCAATATACCAGTTTCTATAAATTTCGTGAGATTTTCTATCAAAATCTAAAAGTTCAAGAATATACTTAAATTCTTTTCTTATTTTTGTCTTAATTCCATCGCTAGCATTTAAATTTGATAGTTCAATTTGTACAGGACTATCATTTGTATCTGAAACAATAGCTTCATTTACGATATCTTCAATAGCACTATCACACTCTGGATGTAGTGCCATTTCACGATATCTTTTAATTAGATCAAATTCTGTTCTATAAACACCTTCAATATCTACATACGAACCAAAAAACCCACTGCTTAAATAATGATCAGACCCGTCCTCATTATTAGGTGGGACGGGCGAGACCGCAGTGGGTGATAATTGTTCAGTATCCTCAATAGAGAATCCAAATAATTTTGCCATAATTTATTAAACTAGCGAATACCTTTTCAGTATTTATCTAATTAAATTATGCCTGATCTCTGGTCCAAGCGCCTGGTTCCCAGTATTGAACTTGGAACTCGACTGTATATTCTTCAATAGTGTCTGAAGAATCATATGAAAGATCAATTGCTGAGATATTTGTTGGGAAAATATCAAAGAAAGTATATGTTTTTAGTGCAGTAATTGGAGATCCGTTAACAATGGATGAATTGGAAGATGATTCAATTCCATTGTCTGCACCTCTTCCAAGTTGGTGAACAAGTGCATTGGTCATATATTCACCTGGTTGAGTTGCACCAGTGTTATTGCTATTCTTACTAATTCCTTGCATCCATGCTTCAAAAGCATTTCTGATCAAGAAGTTTTCATCATTAATGATAGTAACAGTCCAGGTATCAAATGTTCTATCACCAGCAACTTTTAGAGTTCTTCCTCTAAAAGGAACTTCAATAGGAGCAATATTTGATGCAGGAAGTTGTGCTGCTTTGCACATGAACTTGAATAAATCTGCTTCCTGGTTGTCACCAGTTCTCCAAACATTTCCACCTGCAGCAACTGGGAATGAAGGGATTTCTACTTCAAACAGGTTGGGGCGTGCGCCCCCTCCTGCTAATTTTGATTTAAAAGCGGTGATTGTTCTGAGCGTAGACATTTTGAGTTCCTCCTTCTGTAATTAATTTAGGTTAGATTAAACTGATCCAGCCACTTCTTCAAAACTTACACCTGTTCTAGTGGCAACAAAGGTAAGTGTAATGTAGTTAATTGACTTGGTTGGTTTCAGGAAGATGTCAGCTCTAAATTCATTATTATCAATCACATCTGGAGTATTGTTTGACTCATCGCAGATAACGATGAAATCGTAAATACCTCTCTTTGCTTGAACATCACGTAGGTATGGTTCAACAATGTTAACAAAGTTTGATCT